TACCCCCGCCCCGCCCCCGCCACGATGCGGGACAGCATGGCGAGGGTCGCAGCCAGGTGGCGGGATTCAGCCATCAGGTTGCTCCCATTGTTGGGTGTTCCAGTCATATCGCCCGCCCGCAAGCTCACCAAAGGCGACAAGGAACGCCATGCGCCGCACGCGCGGCATGTCCATGGCGACAGCCCACGGCACCCCATGCCCGACCAGGGCCGCGACCTCGATCAGCACGGGGTGCCTGCTCAGTTTTTTGCGGCGGTCCGCTCGGCTGCGGCCCGCTCCGGCCCGTCCGTGCCGAACAGTGCGGCGGACAGGGCCTCCACCCCGGCATGGCCGATCTGGTTGGCCACCTGCTCAAGCTGCACGCGCGTGCGCGGGCGGATGACCGGCACCGCGTCGATCTCCTCGACCGAGGAGATCATGAGCGCATATTCCAGCCACGCGGTGGAGGGGGCCGCAGGCCCCAGCTCCAGCAGCGCCAGCACATCCCCCGGCCCGCGCTCACGGTAGGTGATGGTCCGGCCATCTTCTGTCGTTACGGTCCGTTCTTCGGCCATGTCCGTCCCCCCGTTCAGGAAATGCGGTTGCGCGCGCGGGCGTTGAAGCTGATGGTCTGCGTCACCAGCATTTCGGACTGGTAATGCCCCGCATCGGCAAGCTGGAGCGACGCGCCCACATACTCGAACGTGCTGAGCGCGCCGTCACATTCGGTCACGTACTGGTAGATGCTGCCCAGCACCACCGTACCCGCCGCCCAGAAGCCGTTTTCAATGGCGCAGAACAGGTCATCGGCACCCGAACTGTCGCGCTGGAAGCTGAAATGCCCGTTCCAGCCATTGGGCACGTCATAGAACACCGGCATGTCGTTCAGCGGGCTGGAGGACAGCGCGCTGGTGCGCTGCTGCGCGCTGAAGCCGGTTACGGTGGGCAGGTCGATGCGGCTGCCGTCATAGACCAGCACCACCCGGCAGTCGCGGCCGATATTGAAGGGTTTGGCGGACATTCACGTCTCCATAAAAAAAGGGCGGCCACCGGGCCGCCCGTAACAGCAATGCAGCGAACGGGGTCAGGCCACGGGTGCGGCGGTGCTGACCGTGACACTCGCCCCGCCCTGCAGGTTGACCACGAAAAAGCGGTTGATGCCCTGGTAACGCACCTGCACATCCGCCCGCACGTAACCCAGCGCCGTGCGCGACTGGGGGTTGTTGGACGCATCGCACACCACGGCGTAATCCGTGCTGGCCCCCAGCACCCCGCCCGTGACCATGTTGGACAGCGTGCCCAGCAGCACGGCGCGGATATCGCCAAACAGGGTGGGCGTGATCACCGCGCCCACGAATGCGCCCATGCCCGCGTTGATGGTTTCGGAAATGTAGTTGGTCAGGCGGGTGTAGCTGTCATCGTTCATGTCCGCGTCGGATGCGGTGTTCAGCCCGCCGCGGACCGCCCAGTACGCCCCGCCGGGGGCGGGGTTGCACACCACGTCGATCCCGGCGGTGAACAGGGCCGAAAGCTCGGCGGTGGAATAGGTGGCCGCCTGCCCGCTGGAAACCAGGCCCGCCTTCTGGCTGCCCACCACACCATACAGTTCACGGTTCAGGCTGGACTGTTCGGGCGAAAGCCCGCCCAGCACCCCAGCGACAAAGGCCTGCGGCGGCACCAGCATGGTGCCGTTGGTGTCATCATCCCACCACAGCCAGTCCCCCAGCATGAGCTTGACGGCGTAGCTGTCCAGCCCCGCCGCCGCCTTCTGCGCCGCCGCACCGGCAATGGTGTCGCCCGCCGGGCCGGTGGCGATCATGTACACCCCTTCCCCCAGGCCAAAGGCGGCCTGCAGGGTCCATGCCGCGCTGTCGCTCACCCCATGCAGCAGCCCGATCGCGCAGCCCTGCCCGCGCAGGGCGTACATGCCGGTGCGGGCCGCGCCATCGGTGCCGATGAAGGCGGCCGTGCCCGGCGTGCCGCCATCGGTGCCACCGGCCAGCGTGATCGTGCCCGCCGCAAGGGCCGGGGCCACCTGCGGCACGCTGGCGCGTACCAGCGCCGTGTCATCCGCCGCCAGCGCGCCCGCCAGTGCCGCCCAGTTCGTGCCACGGTACGTGCGGCTGCCCAGCACGGCATGGCTGACGGTAAGGGTATAGCTGGTGGTCACGATCGTATCCTGCGCCAGCGTGGCCACGATGGCGTTGCCCGCGCTGCCGGTATGCACCGCATCCAGCGTCACCCCCGAAAGCTCGCCCGTGGCGGCGGTGTCGGTGCCGTCGCTCACCCGCACGCAGCGGAAGTCGGACGCCCCCTGCGCCAGCGCGATGTTGACCGCCGTGCCCAGGTCGGTGGCCAGCGCCTGCTTGGGGCCGAACGCGGCCAGGCAGTCGCCCATGCCGCCCACGATCACGGGCGCGCCCACGGCCCCCCACGTGGCCGTGCCCACCACGCCGATGCGCCCGCTCGCCACGCCATTGAGCGCCAGCGTCTGGGGCTTGAGGATCTGCACGTACAGGTCGGGCACGTTCAGGCTGTTGGTGTTCAGTTGCCCGGACTGGTAAATGGTCATGATGTCTGTCTTTCGGTAGTGCGCGGCGTGGCGCGGTGAAGGGAGGCGCTGCCCGCGCCCGGCGGCGGCGTGCCCGCCAGCACGCCACCGGGCAGGCCGACACCCCCGGCCAGCATGACCGGGGCGGGACGGGTCAGTTCGGTGTCATAGGTCACGAGAAAATGGGCGGGCCGGGCAAAGATGCCGCGGTTCATGGCCGTATCGTCATTGAAGGCGGCCCGCGCCTCGATACGGAAGGTGGAGCCGCCCGCATCCGTCAGCCAGTCGCTCAGGGCCAGCGCGTCCTCCATCGCGCGGCCCAGCGCGTCGCGCCCGGCGGGGGTGGCCGACCATGCGGTCAGCACGAACATCTGCTGCTGCCTGCGCGCGATGCAGCGCGCCTGCACCACATCGGCATTGATCGCGCGCGCCACGCAGGCACCGGGCAGGGTAATGCACGCGCCATCGGCCACCGCGCCGGGTAGCTGCGCGGCCAGTGCGGCGGCGACGCTGGCCGCCGTGTCATCCGCCGCCGCCACATGCAGGCCACAGGCCGCAACCCCGGCAGGCCCGGACATGACCAGCCCCACCGTGCCCATGGGGGCGGCACCCGGCAGCAGCGTGACGGTGGCGGTACTGCCGGCGGTACTGTCCTGCGTGGTGATGCCCAGCGTGGCGGGCTGCATGCCCGCAAACCGCCACGGCCGCCCCAGCGGTTCATCCACCCGCGCCCAGGATGCCGCATCATCCATGATGCTGATGAAGTCACACCCCTGCTGCAGCGTGGCCCCCGCCCCGGCCAGCCCGGCCTGTGTCAGCCCGCCCCGGCTTATGACCAGCGGGCGGCCCGTGCATGCGCTGCCCGGCGTGCCGTCGGGGCACAGCGCGGTGGCCAGCGCCGTGGCGATGGCGGTGGAAATGGTGGAAATATCGGCCATGTCATCGCCGCTCCGGTTTTGTGTGGGGGGTGCGGGCGTGCCTCATGCCTGCTGCTGGCCCAGCAGGCAGCGCGTGCCCCACGGGCTGGCGCGCGCGCTGCCAATGGTGTAGCGCGCGCCCCCGGCATCACTGACCCACATGGCGGGCTGGAGCGTGACGCCGGGAATGGCGGGCATGAACATTTCCATCCCCCCGCCATGGATCGCGCCGGGCTGCCCCGGCCCCGGCACCGTGGCCCCGGCACCCAGCCGGATCAGCGCGGGCCAGCCGCTGGCCACGGTGGCCTGCGCGCTGGCATCGCCCGATGTGGCGTAGCCGCCGGGATTGGCCAGCGCCGCCGCCGGGGCGGGCGTTGCCGCAAGGGTGACGGTCGCGTTGCACAGCACGCACAGCGGCGGGCGGAAGGGTTCGCACCGCGCGACAAAACAGGTCTGTCCCGCGCTGGTCAGGATGTCGCCCGCCTGCACGTCGGTCGTGTCCAGGAGCGCGTAAACAAAGGGCGCATCCCACAATGCAGGCCCGGCAAAGCCGAAGGCCCGGTCACTGCTGAACGCGGCCACCAACTGCGCGTGGGCCACGCCCATCGGCTGCATGGCGCCGGTGGGGCGGTACTGCGCGCACGCCGCCCCCACCCGCGCCGCCGCCCGTGCGAAGCCGCGCGCGGCAAGGCGGTTCAGGGCTGGCTGGTCCATCAGATGATGATCTCCCCCGCCCCGCGCAGCCCCGGCC